GTGCTGATAAAACAAGATGGGATAAAACAACCCGGTTTCAAAAGATAGTTGGATATTTATTCAGGAGCTATAAGAATAAGTTTATTGACGTGAAATCACTTAAATGCAATATCAAATGAGCCAACAAGGAAACTATATAAACCATTTAGAGTCAAGAAAAGACATTATAGATAGATATTATAAATCATATAAGATAGTAGTAATTGGCATTATTTCGATTACAGCTATAATTATTTGCATTGGACTTTATTTTTTAATCAGCTAAAATAATAGCCATGGCAGCACCTAAAGGAAACCAATTTTGGAAGCTTAGATCGAAACACGGGAGGGATAAGCTATTTGAAACCCCAGAGTTGCTATGGGAGGCTGCTTGTGAATATTTCCAGTGGGTAGAAGACAACCCATTAAAGGAAACTAAAGGTTTTGCTTTCCAAGGAACGGTAACAAAAGAAACATTCCCTAAAATGAGAGCAATGACGTTAAGTCAATTGTGTTTTTATCTTAATTGTAGTGAGTCATATTTCAGAGCTTTCAAATCTACTTTAAAGGAAGAAAATAAAGATTTTCTAACAGTCATACACGATGTAGAGCAAACGATATACAATCAGAAATTCCAAGGGGCATCCGCAGACTTGCTGAATGCCAATATTATAGCAAGGGATTTGGGGCTACAGGACAATGTTGATCAGAAGATAGTTGTATCAGAACAGCCTTTATTCTCAGATGATGACGAAAGTAAAGACAATCAATAAAGTTGACGGGTTTCAGTACACAACAGCAATTAAAAAACTCAGAAAACTAAAGAAAAGGATCAGGGTTGTACCTGGAGGAACTAGTGCCGGGAAAACATACGGAATAATCCCAATATTAATTGACCATGCAATTAAAAACCCTTATTCGGAAATATCAATAGTTTCTGAAACAATACCACACATTAGAAAAGGGGCACTAAAGGATTTCTTAAAAATAATGCGTGTTACTGGTCGGTTTATTAGAATCAACTACAATAAAACATTACTCACATACACTTTTGCAAACGGCTCATTTATAGAGTTCTTTTCTGTAGATCAGGAAGATAAGGTACGTGGGCCGCGAAGAAATATTATATATATTAACGAGTGCAATAGAATATCATTCGAAACTTACCGTCAGCTTGCCAGACGAACAAATACTTGTATATGGCTAGATTTTAACCCAACAAATAGATTCTGGGCGCATAATGAATTAGCAAGTGATGTAGATGCCGAGTGGTTAACGTTAACATATAAAGATAATGAGGCACTTGAAGAATCATTGGTGAGGGATATTGAAAAATCAAAAGCAAAAGGATTCAAAAACCCAAATCTTCCAGACAGCGAGCTTTACGGATCAAATAATATAGAAAGTGAATACTGGGCAAATGACTGGAAAGTGTACGGATGTGGACAAATAGGAACATTATCTGGAGGTGTATTTTCTGACAAACTCAAATTAGTCAAAGAGATACCATCATACGCTACTTTCATAAGCTACGGAATGGACTATTCAAACTCAGGCGAAAACAATAGCAGTGCAGATCCACACTCAATACAAGAGCTTTGGTTTGCCGATGGATGCCTATTCATTAAAAAGATTTATGAAGGCAATTGTAATATCACTAATCAGGAATTATTTACAGACAAAGACGGTACTCAGGGCTATCGAATACTACTTAACGATGAGTTTACAGACATTTATTCGATTCTTTACTATAAGTGTCCAGAACTAAACAAAAAGCATCAGTACGGCGTTGGAGGATGTATAGCTGACTCAGCAAATGGAGCGAACACAAATAAACTCCGATCATTAGGAATGAACGTAATAGGTTACAGGGAATTTATACAACAAAACAATCTACCTAATTATTCTAAAATAGAAGCCATTAAAAACCTCAGATCATTTGATAAGATTTGCATCGTAGAGGGTGGCGAAAGTACGTTAAAGCAATTCGAAGAGTTACAGTGGGCAAAGGATAAAGAGGGCAAAATAATAACTGATAAAATAGACTGGACATCAGTTCATCATGCAATAGATGGTGTTATTTATGGAAGCATGGCATTTAGTTGGTCTTAAATTTATAGTTATTCAATATAAAAATGTTGTATATTGCATTGATTTTAGGGTTAATATTTTCATAAGTTTAGTTTTTGGTTAGTTTTAGCCTCGGCAATGGTCGGGGCTTTTGCATTGGTTGTATTTGTTATTGATACAAAAGTGTTGTATCTTGCACGTGTTTGTACTATATTAACTTAAAATCAAAATCATGAAGTGGAAAATGTTTTTAAGAACAAACGGGCGCTGGAGTATCGGACATTTTTGTAATGAGAATAATGAATGTGCATGTGGTTTTAAATACAAGACAGAAGATTATCTAAAAACAGAATCATTTGAGGACATACGCCCAGTAATTTGTTGTGATGTTTGTCGGACTAACGAAATGATTATTAAAGATGAACAGGGAAGATATGAGAATGTAAATAAATATTTAGGTAGTAAGAATATTAAACTAATATTAGTCAAAGATAATCAGGCATCAGAATCAACACCTATTAACGCTGCTGTTATATTAGAAATTAATCCTGAAACAATAAGGCGGTGGTATCGTGACGGGAAAACTAAGATGCACCGCAACGGGTACGATGTATTTTTAAATATTAAAAAGATTTAATTATTGAATAATACATCCAGAGGGGACTATTATATTTATCATTTTAAAGGCAGCTTTCGGGCTGCTTTTTATGCCTTAATTTCCATATACAAAAAATAATTTTAATAATATGTGACTTTTATCATTTTAATTGTGAAATATTAAATAATATATTTTAACTTTGGCAAAACTATAGTTGAAGTTTATGAATATAAGAGACGTATTCAGGAAAAGTACTTATCAGATAATCTTTGATAAATTTAATAGTTTGCCATTTTCCCCTTCGGATCTTGATTGGGAGACAACACCTGACCTCGATATTGTATTAAATAAGCTTTGTAAAGGGTTTATTTCTGGAAGCCTTTCGGTCATTGACGAAAACGGTGACGTATCAGAGAATAGAGAAGTTCCTGCAAAAATATTAAACCCCAATTTATTAATCCCAGACTATCTAACATTATTTTATAGATACTTATACTTACTGAAAAAGTATGGTATATCATGGTTGTATTTTAAGAAGTCAACTTATTATTTATTGGAAAATTCGAATTGCGACATTGACTACAATAATAAAGGGCTTTTGAATGCAGCAAGTTTTTCTGAACTAATAAGAAGATTCAAATACACCACGAACGGTAAGACATACGATCTGCTAAATGGAGATGGTGAAGTAGTACCTATATTTGACATTGGCTATTCTCATGATCGCTATGATGCAATTTCAAGAAGCTTACAGATAAAAGAAATACTTAAACTTAGTAATGGAGGTGTTGAAGCATTACAGGGGGCTTTCAATCGCATTTCAATGATGTTACTGACCCCTAATGGTGACAGTAATGGTATAAACATGGTCAGGGTTGCAAATATTTCTGATAAACAAGCGATAAAAGACAATAATAAATTTAACGCTAATTATTCGATTAAAAAGAATGCCGTTTCGGTATTAAATAAATCCTATAAGGTTTTAGACACAAATCCAGACAATAGAAAACTGGACGCTCCAAACTCCTTAAACTTTGCAGCGGAAAGGATTTGTAACCAATACGACTATCCGTATAAGCTATTTAGAGGCGAAACAAAGTTTGATGATGCTGAGTTTGTATTCAAGACCCTTTACATGCAAACATTACAGCCTGAAGCCGATAAGCTCCTAAAGGTAATATGCGAAAACCTAAAGATCAAAGAGAAGGTAAGAATGGATTACACGAAAGTTTTAGAGCAAACAGTTTCGACATTCAATAGTGCCGAAAACAAAGATGACAATACAAGTACAGAAGGTAAGACTAAAGATAAAACAGAAGATAAGAATTAAAAAATACAGTCATGAAAAATTTAATATTGTTATATTTTCAAATTTGGGATTTCATAGCACAGGAATTTATTGGAAAATTAAATGAATTTGAAGGAGAAGATGCCACAATAAGAATCAATTCACCTGGGGGCAATGTGTTTGCTGGGTGGGGTATGATTGCAGCTATACAGGAATTTACTGGTAAATTAACCGTCAAGGTTGATGGCGTTGCCGCTTCAATGGCTGCATACATTGTACTCTTTTGTGAGAATGTGGAATGTGTGGACGTATCACGTTTTATGTTGCATCCTGCAAGGGGTTATGTGGAAACCGATGAAGATCAGGCGTTTTTGGATGGTGTCAATGCCGATCTAAAGGCAAAAATGAAATTAAAATTTAACGCAGAATTATTCGAAAGTGTAACAAAGCACACTATCGATGCTATGTTTAAAGATAATTTAGATATTTGGCTCAATGCCAAACAAGCAAAGAAGCTGGGGATGGTTAAAAAAGTTAATCGATTAGACCCAGTAGAACAACAAGCATTTACAAGACTGGTAGCATGTGGGAGTTTCGCGGAAGAAGCAATCGCACCCGAGGGAGGGGCAAGTAAATCAGTTAATTGGGAAAATGTATTAAGTAATTTTAATAATTAAATTTAAAAAGATGAGCGAATTATCAGAAAAAGACAAATTAGTTATTGCTCAAATAAAAACTGAGGTATTGGCTGAAGCCAAAAAACTTGGCAATAACGAAATTGACGATGCAAAATTCACGGAAAAGTTTAATGCTAAATTTGCGGAAGCAACTGCAAAATTAAACTTTGATGCTGAAAAGATTAAGGATTTAAGTGCAACTATTGATTCAGCTTTAGCAAAATATGATCTATCAGCTAATAAATCATTTTTAGCGGTTCAACAGAATATCGAAGCTCTAAAGCAAGACCCACCTAAAAAAGAAATTGTCCCAAGATCGATGGTTGAAGTACTGACTGCGGTTAAAGATGATATTAATGATGTAGTAAAAGGCATTAAAGGTGAAGTGTTTATTGATATCAGCGCGGCAGATACTGTAAAATCTTCAGTATCAGACAATGACTACTCTCAAAATTTACCTGATATTGGTCAATTGGCAGTTAGAAAACTTCCTATGCGTTCACTAGTGAGGGCTATCCCTATGTCAGGGAAAGATAATAATGGCGTTATTCGTTATTCTGATTGGGATGAAGATACAACCGTACGTGCGGCTGCAACTGTTGCAGAGAACACCACATTCGCAGAATCAACCGCAAAATGGAAACAATACACCAGAGAGCTGAAGAAGATTGGCGATACAATTCCTGTATCTGAAGAGATGCTAGAAGACTTAGAATCATTTGCTGCTGAACTTGAAATGTTTCTTGAAACAAACGTTCAGATCGTTGAAGACGTTCAATTGCTTCGCGGATCAGGAACTGGAACAAATATGAAAGGACTACTCCCTTCTGTTGCCGAATTTGCTTATGCAACTTATGCCGGAACTGTTCAAGATGCTTCTGAATATGATTTGATTGTAAAAGTACTGGAAGCCATTACAACTACAGGTGGAAATAAATACATGCCAAACTTTGCACTTATGCCAAGTGCATTAATCACTAAAATGTTATTGAAGAAAGATGATAATAACAATTACATCTTACCTCCATTCATGGTAAAAGGCACAGATGGCAGAATGGTCGTGGCTAACGTAACAGTTATTGAAGAAAATGGCTTTACAGATAGTAATCAAATGGCTCTAGGCGACAGCCGTTATATGAGGCTTTATTTTAAGGCTGGTATTGTATTAAGTCGCGGCACTGTTAGCACTCAATTTACTGAAGACATGATCACTTTGAAAGCTAGAATGAGAGAATTATTCTTAATTCGTGAAGCTGATGCAGGTGGTTTCAGGAAAGTTTCAGATGTTTCAACAGCAATTAGTTCAATTGATGCAGCACAAAATTAATTATGAAATATACTGTAGAGATAATTAAAAAACACGAAGGCTTTGAGGTTGGTCAAAAAAAAGATCTCTCTTTAGATGCTGCTACGCATTTAAAGAAAAAGGGAATTGCTAAAATAGTAGGCGAAGCACCTAATGTACGCAAGACAGCCAAAAAAGCAGAGGACATTGGCATTCAAGTATCAAAAGACCTTAAAAGTCTTGATGAAAAGCAAAATGTAAGGATTCTTGCACTTGAAGATGCTATTGTCGAACTTAAAATTCTTATTGAAGAGTTAAGTAAGAAAGTTGAAGCACTTAAAAAATAAATACAATGAGTTTTACAACAGGCGCATATTTTAAAAATGAGATTGCCATCCCGAATATTACAAATGACGGGGGTAGTACTTACGATGCAGCTATTACAGCTGCCATTGATAAATATGAGTCTGAAATTCGCATTGATTTATTAGGTTATGAGCTGAATAAGCTTTTGGAGGCTGATTTAGACGGTGGCATTCCGCAAACAGAACGTTTTATAAATTTAGTAAACGGTGCTGAATTTACACACCCTGATACTGGACAATTATTGAAATGGATAGGATTTGTAAATACTCAAAAGGAATCAATGATTGCTTATTATGTGTATTACAATTACGTTTATTACAATAATATTCATTTATCTGGGGTTGGTTCAGTTGATGTCCAAGCTGAAAACGCAAAACGGATATCTCCTTTCGATAAATTAGAACCAGCTTGGAAGAAATTCCAAAGGCTTTATGCAGGATTTGATTTTGATATTAATGAATGCTATTTTTCTGAAAATGGTATATTGGTAGATGATTTGAATGGTACGTTTAATACATTGCCGTCAGCTTATAATTTCCTTTATGCCAATAAGGACGATTACCCAGAGTGGGTATTTAAAGTGAAATATGACAAAGACATATTTTTTTTATAAAAATAAAACAAATGAAGAAAATAATTTATTTACTATTGATATCTGTGTTTGCGATTGGGTTGCAAGCACAAGATAAAACACCAAGCATTAAGGACGGCAATACCTATGTCGATATTTCCTTTGATGCTTCTGATACCATAAATGAGAGCGAGACTTACTGGATAGAGGTAACCAATGAACAGCCAGTTCCTCAAGTTTATGATATCTGGATTGATCTTACAGATGTGAGTGGTACACCTAGTGTAGTAGTTCAGGTTTCGGGAAAGAAGTTTGCCGATGATTCCTACACGGATATAGGTACTGCTGCAACATGGACTGATACTGATTTTAACTATCCAGTTGATTCCGCAAAAGAGTATAGGTTTATTAAAATCTTATTTACGGCATCTGCAACTGAGCAACAGACATTAATTGCCGGAGTTGAAGTCAAGACATGGAATGTTGGAAATGAGCTTACTGCGAGTAGTGCTACTTACAGCGGAAATGTTGCAGTTGGCGGAACTATTGAAATAACAGGTGCAACAACATTAACAGGAGCTGTTGGCTCTGCTGCGAGTATAACGCTTGGAGATGGTGCTGATGTTGTCGGGTCTGCTACATCTGACATTACTATCAATACGGATAAGTTTACGGTGGCTGGGGCTACTGGAAATACTGTTATTGCTGGCAAGCTAGACGCTACCAGCGAAAGGGATGGCGGAGCGAATACAGCCAATATGTTTAATATGACTTATAATGCTGGCGAAACATTCACAGGTACAACCGGACATCAATTCAAAGGATATGATGAAGATAATACAGTTGTGCATAGCGGTGGAGAACATGCTATTGTATATGCGAATATGAAACTACTTTCGGCAATGGCTGGCGGTGGTAAGTCTGTATTGTATTCAGGGCATAATTATGGCACTGGTGGTGATTATCAAATTATTGATGCTGGTACTTGGCTGTATGGTAATTTTGTAGATGCTTTTAAGGTAAGTGGCGGTTCTATTGTAACTGGGCTTGATTTAAGCGAAACAACTATTACTGGGCAGGAAATACTAGGAGAAAATAGCGAGTCGCTGGACAACGGAACTGACGGAGTTTGGAATATGGGAACTGCTGCATTGCAAGCATCCTTGTATAACTTTGCCGATGCTACCGCTGTTGCCGGAACTGCCGATGCTATTACAATCGACTTTACCGCTGACTTAACGGTTGTCACAGGCACTATGATAACTTTTGTTGCTGAAGATGCCGTAACTGGTGCAGCTACCTTAGATGTTGACGGTGCTGGTGCTTTGGCGATTAATAAATATAATGGTGCTGCAAGTGCATTGGACGCTAACGACATGCGTTCAGGGCAAGTCGTGACAGTCGTGTATAATGGAACTTTGTGGATAATGATGTCACCTAGTGGAAACTAATATGAAAAAGCTATTTTTTATTTTGGCTTTAGCATTTCTAGGATTTGCAGCCACAGGACAAACAGCAACATTTAATATGTCGCGCAAGGCAACAACTAAGCCTGTTAATACTAATTATACACTAACGGATGCAGCAACAGTATGGTTTCAGTGGAATGCCTCAAAGGCAGTTCCTACAACACAGGATTTCCAATGTAATATTGATTCAGTATCAGGTGATCATACTAACATAGCAATTACGCTATATGGCAGAAAGTTTGATGATGATTCATGGACTCAAATAGGTTCTACTGTCAACTCAACACATACTGCAACGCATACTGTTACGTCTATTATAAGTAACACTATTTTGAACAGGTATAGGCAATATAAATCTGAATTTGTTCTTACAGGCACAGGCGTATCTACGCTCGATTTTCAGATACTTAAACTATGGAACGAATAAGGATATAAATATTCATTGGATATGACAGATTTCAGATACTTTCCAAGGGTTTTTAGTGACGTTATAACAGCCGTTAGAGTTGAATATGATTCAATTAGGCTACTAAAACCAGTCTATGAGTTTGGGACATATTTAGAATTAACCAAACGAACAGCGATTAAAGATCTCAACATTGCAGCCGGCAAATTAGAGGTTAAATATCCTTTAGTATGGCTGGTTTGGGAGGCAAATGAAAATCAAGAAACATGGACTGATTCAGCAATGTATTCAGTTTCTCCAAGAATATTTATATGTACACACACAAGTACTGATTATCGAAGTGAACAAAGATATACTGAAAACTTCGAAGCAATACTTTATCCTATTTGGGAATTAATAAAACAAGGGATCGGGAACAATAATAATATAGGTGTATTTTCATCTAAAGAATTTACAAAATCAGATCATCTATATTGGGGTGAGTCGTTAGGTATGACTAAAGATAAGAATATACTATTTGACACTCTCGATGCTATTGAAATAAAATTTGATAATTTAGAAATATTTAAAAGATGCTAATATGAGTGATTGTAAAACATTTGAATTTGGCGGTCTAGGAGAATGTACCGCCCTGCGGGGTTCTGTGCAGGCAATGATACCCATGAAAAAGGGTACTACTATTACCTCCGCTAATGCCGCAATTATAGGTGTAGACTCAACAGGGTGGGCTAGTATTTTAGCTCCGTTGATTGCTACATCTACATACGAAAAAGGTACTTTAATAGACTTTAATAGAGGCTATGAAGTAACTACTGATGAAGCTGAGATGACGCCTAGTGGAACAGGATTTGAGGAGCAAACATCTACTCCCAAACCTAAAATGACTGCTTATGGCAAAATGAGCTATTCAGAATACCAGTCATTTTTTAGAGCGCACGGACATACATTTGATTTTGCGCTGATCAGTGATAGTGGAAATCCTATTCTCACAAAAACAACCACGGTAGGAACTTATAAGGGTTTCCGTGGTCGTTTATTTGTAGATAAGGGAAGTATTCCAAAGTCTGGCGCAGACTTACAAAAAGAATGTGTATTTAAGGTATTTTTTGATGATGCCGAAGAGTGGGAAAAGATAGTTGAAGTTGAAAGTGAATTTACATTCACTAACTTAATTGATATTTGCCCGGTTGGATTAGATGCAAAAGTTACTTTGGCTTATGCTACTCCTAATGTTACTATCAAGGTAACAAAAAGAGCTACTGATACGCCTTATGATGGTGTTGCTACTGCTGCTAATATTCAGATTATATCATCTATTAACGATGTTGCTTGTGTTGTTGCTACTGTTGCTCAGACGAATAAAGCAGTAGGTAGTTATATAGTTGCTCTTACTGCTGCGCTAAATGGTCCTGTATGGGCTCGAATAACCGCAGAGAGTGGAAGCCGGACTTATGCTTCTAAAATGTTTGAAATTGTAGAATAATGTTAGTAGGACAAGAAAGCATTAATAAGGATTTTTTCCTTGGTTGGAATTACAAGGATTTTGAAGTCTATGTAAAATCAGCCAAACTAAAAACAGGTATTTCGATACTGGAGTTGGCAAAGAAGTTAGGGATTGAAGTTCCTAAAAAAGAAAAAGACGAACTTAAATAATAACAGGGGGTTTGATGCCCCCTT